CCCCACAAGAGATTTTCTAACTCCCTTTGTTACAGGTCTTACCCTATGCCATGTATCAGAATAAAATATTACACAATTTGATTTCTGTTGATTCTTAATTTCAACATATCTTGGTTCTGCAGCTGGGCCATAAATTTCTAAATCAAACTCTCCACCTTCATAGTCATCATTTAAGAATATTGTAAAAGATAATTTTCTTATTAAACCATTAGGATATGGAGAAGGATGTGTATCCTTATGCCAACCATATTCTTGGCCAACACCATATTCAGAGTATTGTAATGGTTCTATATCGTTTAGGTGTATATGAGAATTAAAGTTTGTAACTTGATTTAATATTTCACCAAAAACATTCCCACATATCTGTTGGTCTTTAATCCAAGATACCTTAGAATTTCTAGTAATTAAACCACTTTCACTTTTTTTGGTTATCGTACCATCAGAAATATTTTGATCAGCATTAAAATCTAAAATGTTTTTTATTAATTCTTCTGGGAAATTTACTTGCCAATATTTGTCCATCTACATCATTCCCGCTTCAAACTTTTTCCATTCTATTGCGTTCTTAATATCCCACCCACGATTGTCAATTGATTTGATTACACCGTCAATGTATTTTATAACAATTTCTAAATAACCAATTTTATTCATCATCTCAATAACTTCTTCATCAGAAGTAATGTACATTGCAAGGTCGGTTTTAAGAACTTTTAAATCAAATGGTTTAGATGCATATATTTTCGCATCAGATTTACCACCATAGTATTCCCATTTTTGACGATACATGCGTTGATAGTCTCCATTGTGTTTTTGCAACAACAATTGAAACTTTGACCTGTGGTCAAGGTATTTTGATTTTATTTTTTGATTGGTAAGGGATTCAGATGCTAAATCTTCTTGATTGCTAATTGCAAGGTCGGTTCTAGCTTCTTCTTTTAACTGGTCTAAATTCATTATATTATATTTCTCTCAAAGTGTGAGTAGAGTTGATGTACTCTTTAAGTATAGCTTGACTTTCTATAAAGTCTTAAATGTAATTTGTTAAAGCATTATCTTTTCTACTCAGTTATATTTATAAAGTTTTTATTTCGTATATTTTGTATGCAAACTCAGCAGTTGCAATTAAGTTATCAACATCAGTTGCAGCCTGTGTATACTCTAATCCACCTAATGATATTGGAAATAAATCTTGAAAATTAATCTCTACAATAGGATTATTTTTGTTTGATAAAATTATAAGGTTTGCATCAGAGTACATTGCTTTGTCTGGTGTTGCGTTTCCAACATCTCCAATGTCTGAACTAGTTGATCTTTGACTATCAGGCATAGTGGATGTCACATCTCTGTGTGCAGTAAATTGACTTCTGCTTTTAGGAAATCCAATTCCTGTTAACCAGTTATGTAAAGACAAATAATTTTCTAGGTATTCATCTACAATAAAAGATATAGAAAGATTACCATACTCAAGTTTATCTCCAATTGTAGGTATATTTTTAAATGGTGTGTTTACAATTGCTGGAGTACCAGAAATTTCAGGTACGTTAGCAGTAACCGTAAAAAATTCAACTTTAGGAAGTTGCAGTATACCAAACTTAAATTGAGTTGGACTTGCATAGTCTAACTTAGTTGGTTGTCTATCTATTGGGGATTGTGATGTAGCCATATATCTATTTATAACAAACAAAAAAAAGGGGAAACAAAAAGTTTCCCCTCTATCGTACCATATTTATGATGTTATCAATTGTTAGGGTTTGATCCTGTTATTCAGAATGATAGGATCAGAATTGTTCCAGATCACATCAGTCAAATTAGAATAACGAGTAATTATCTGTGCGGCAACTCCACCTGCAAACAGACCAGACCAACCGAGAATTACAAATCCCCAATGTAATGGTGCGCTAAATAGTTCTTCCATGAACCAAAAGGCATGTCCCCATTCGTTTAGACCAACATTTGGCAAAATCATTAACGGGCCAGCAATTGCGAAAACTAATGGAAATGATGTACCCCTACTGTACTGTGGTAAACGAGTTATAGCATAGAGATAACTAGAAATTCCACAAACAATGTACATCGGGAAAGAACCATAAAATACCACGACATGACTAGGCGTAAAGCTAGTATCGCGTATGATTACCTGATGCCAAGATGCATCTTGTTCGGTAAAGAAACTTCCACCCCAATAAACTCCAAATAGATATACACCTAACCACATCATCCAATAGAAATAACGCTTAATTTCTAATTTTGGGTCTAGGTTATCCAATTCTTCTTTGGTGTCTCTTGTCTGCCAAATCCAACCCCATGCAATTAATGCAAAGGTAGGCATTACGGTCATGTGTACACGCCACAGACCCATCCAAACTTTTTCAAATTCTGGCTCCATAGAATCCATGCCATGACTATATGCAAAAGTCCTTTGATACCAAATCCAAAAAATTGCGACTGCTAACATTAGTGCCATGCCAGCTTTGTAGTATCTGCTATCATACCACTCGTTTTTATCCCAAGCTTCTGTAGCTACCGTTTTATTTGTTTCTGTAAAAGTAGTTGCCATATTTTCCTCCTTATTTTAGCTTATCCAATCTATTTATGGTTTATAGTTTGTCCTAATTGTTAGACAAAAAAAAGGGGAACTAAGTTCCCCTTTTACCATAATTATTATGGTTTATGCAGATCGAAGTGCTGCATAACCAGCTGCAATCACTGACCTTGGCGCAGTACCCAAACGATACTTGCTATAGGTTTGTCCATCAAATGAACTCACTTTCTTGTTGAGGAAAACTGGGTATCCCTCTGTGCGTAGTTTGCTCATGATCGCACGAACATTCTTTACACCATATCGGTGTGTAATCTGTTTTGCAGTAAGTTCTGCTCCACCAACTAGTGCGTTTAGTACTTTTTCAGTTTTAGTAATGTTAATCATTATAATAATTTCTCCTTGTTAACAATCAAATTTGATTGAAGTAATACTATAACACAATGTATGGTATAATGTCAATACCCTTTTTAAATAAAGGCCAAAAAAAGAGGGATTCCGAAGAATCCCTCTATAGGTTGGTTGACCCAACTCTTATTGACTTACATAAGATTTGAAACTTTCACTCTGCGATACCAAGCATTGGTGTTTGCATCAAGAGAACCATCAGTATTAACTGTGTCTCCAGCAGCAACTGCACCAGCAGAAGCGAATGGGTTAGCAGCAAGACCATAACGAGTCTTGAAACCAATCTTAGGTTGGAAAGAATTTTCACCAACCGCACGAACCATTTGTAATGGTACATATGGGCAGTAGAAGAATCCAGCGTCATAAGGTGAAGTACCCTTATATCCAACAACATAGTACTGTGAAGCAGCTATGTTAGCAGCATATGGATCAACATATACTTTATAACGTCCGTTCATAACACCAGCAAATGTGGTAGTTGTGTCGTCTACGTTTAGGTTGTTTGCAAGAGCAGGAGTGTAATCAAGTACACCAGCCATCTGAAGTGCAGAAGCAACATCAGCTGAACAGATAACCATGTTACCCTTACCCCTACGAGTCTGTTGACCAATTGCATTAGCATCACGTTCTATTGCGAACATAAGACCTTTGAATTTTTCAACTGACCAACGACCATTAGAATCTGTATCTAAATCGAAGATACCAGCAGTAGTTGTGTTAACTTGAGCACCCTTAACAGCAGTTATGTACAACGAGCGAATAACTTCGCGGTTGATTTCTGCGAGGATTTCAGAACTTAGAATGTTTGAAAGTTCTGTCTCTGCATCAAGACCATGAATTGCTTTCAAATCTTGTGCAAGTTCCATTGTGTACTCAGCTTTTAATGCACGACTAACAGCAGTAACCGTTGATTTCTCAATTGAGAAAGCCATTTGGTTAAATCCGTTATCAGCACTATCACCTAATGCTTCTGATTGTGATGTTGTCATACCAGTTGGAGTTGTGTATGTTCCAGCTGGGGCATCATTAAGAATAGAAGGGTTAGTTCCAGCAGCATCAGCAGTTAGTTCACCAGCGACATTTTGACCAGATGATGAATTAGCTGGTGGTACGTCAAGGTCAACAAGTGCTTCAGCACCATCTTGCGATGCAAATGAAGAACGCATTGCAAAGATAAGACCAGTAGGCCCTGTCATTGGTTGTACACCACATACATCATATGCAATTAAATTAGGCATTGCACGGCGTACTAGGGAAATTAATATCGGATCCCATGTATCCATTTGTCCACCACCCATGCTATTAACAGGTGCGGTTTCTCCGAGGAATCCTCGGTCTTCTCGTAGTGCTTTTTCTTGGTTCTCTAAGATGAGAGTAGTAACTGCCCGTTTGTAAGGATCGCTGATCTTAGGAAGATCGGGATGCTCTAGGACTGGCTGCCACTTTTCTTGTAGATGTTCTGTCTGAAACATTTGTTTCTCCTTTAATTATTATACATCTTGTTTAATATAATTTATGCACTTGCCTTTTGATTACGACTAATTGCCGACAAATAAGCACTCATCGCTTCTGTCGTATCAATGTCCTTGGCGGCAGTACCATCTTCATCATCAAATGTGTGTTCAACTACAGTACTTTTAGGAAAATAACTTTCTTTCAAAGTATTCAGTTTTTCTCGGAATGATTCTTCAGTTCCAAAATCAACGTCTTCTATAAGTGATTTGAACTTTTCAATTTCTGTATCGGCTAAATCTTCGGAAACCTCAGATATAACCTGTTCACGAACTAGTTTAGATGTTTGGTTAGACAATTCAACTGATTTCTCAATTGATTCATTCAACTTAGCTTCTAATTCGGAAATTTTTTCAGACTGTGCTTCAAGTACGTCATATTTTTCGTTCGGCACGTCAATGTAGTGATCTTCAAACAACTGTTTCAGTCCAGAAATAAAGTCCTCTGCAATTTCGCCCTTTAAACCGCGCTCTATTGCTAACTCGTTTTCTTTAGTCCATTCTTCTACAACGTAGTTGAGATATGTATCAACTTTTTCTGTAAGTTTTTCTTTGAAAGTCTCCATTTCGGTTTCTTTCTCAGAACCAACTTCTTCATGGATACGTTCAATTTCTGATCGTACCTTTGATTTGACTGCAGCTTCAAATATTGTTGCTGCCTTAACCTTGAAGTCTTCAGAAAGACTGTCATCTGCATTCATCAAAGCTTG